TGTTCAAGCCGCCGCCTGCTTGCGCCGACTTCACGAAGCGCTCAGAGATCGCGACGAAGGTTGGCAGCAACTGCTGCGTGGCTTGATTGACAACGCCGATGGCAGCCCCTTTCATTCGATCGAGGTTGTCATTGAACTGATCGGCAGCCAGTGCTGCGTCCGTGCCCACCGTCAAGCCAAGCTTATCCGCCTCAGCCGTCAGCGCGGCGATGCCTGCTTTGCCCTCATTGAGAAATGGGATGAGCTTCGCGCCCGACTTGCCGAAGACTTCCATCGCCAAGGCAGTCTTCGCCGTGCCGTCTTCCATCTTGGAAAACTTTTCCGCGAGATCCAGCAGCAAGTCTTCTGTGGGGCGCAAAGTCCCGTCTGCATTTTGCGCGCTTATGCCGAGTTGGTTGAGTGTGTCGGCTGCCGCGCCGCCATCGCGCGCGGCAGTCATCGCGAACTTCGATAGCTTGCCAAGCGACTTCGTCAGAACTTCCGACTCAACGCCGGACATCTTCGCGGCAAACTCCAACTGTGACAGCGCCTCCACGCTGACGCCTGTCGATTGCCGCAAGAGGTTGAGGCGATCGGCGTTGTCGATCGCTGACTTGGCCATGTAAGCAAGGCCAGCCGCGGCGGTGACAGCGGCAGCGGCAAGTCCCTTGCCGATGTTGGCCGCCATGGAGGAGGCCGACTTGTTGAACTTCGATAATTGCTTGTTGGCTTTTTCGAGGCTCGCCTGATACTGAGCGGTCTGCGCTTCGAGCTTGACTACGAGTTTGGCTAAGTCAGTCATTGCGCCCTCTCTTTCGGCTGAGCAATCATCTTGAGCATATCAAGCAAGTTGCCCGTCGCTTCTCGCTTCCGCTCGCCCGGATCCACAACCATAAAATCATCGAGCTTCGATCTGGCGCCCTTCTTCAAATACCGCCGTCGAACTTCGCGCGCGATGATGGCCGCATGCAGGTTATCGCGGTACGACCCCCACGGCTCCGCCACCCAGTACTTCTGCCAGCTGAGATACTCTCCCTGAGTGAGAGAGGATTTCATCTCCATCACCGTCCTGCCCATCAACGCGGCAAGACGATGATCGAAAAGCTCAGCTGGCGTCAGGCTCTTTTTCGTCGGCTCCGAATCCGCTCACGTCCATGATCGCTTGAACCAGCGGCATGGTGACGCGAGCGGAGTGTGCGATGGCCAAGGCATCTTCACGATTGAGGGCAAGCTTGCCCTCCTCGTCCAGCACACACTCCGCCAACAGCAGTGCGGTCGCGCTGAGTTGGTCTTTGCGAGCGAGCTTGCCGTACTCGGCAAAGCTCACCGCGCCAACCTCCTGTACGCGGAAGACGTCACCGTCAATGGTGACATCTTTTGTCCGCAGAGCAGCTTTAGCTTTCAGCCGCTCGATCACCGATACCACGTGACGGCTCCGCTGATCTTGAGCGTGAAGGCCAGCACCGACTTCTCACCGATCGGGCCGGTGACGTTCCACGCGCGAACGGTCGCAGCAAACTCGAAGAAGTTGCTGGGGCTGGCGAGGCCATCGTCAATGACGATGCGGAACGTCGGCACGGTGTCGTTCTTGTAGTGGTTGTACAGATCGACCAGCGGCTGATCGCCGACGATGAAGTTGCACTGAAGCGGAATCTCCAAGCCGTCCGCGAGTCCGTTGCGATAGGTGCGCGCGTCGTCGCAATAAGCGGTGACGTCAACCAGCGGCTTCTCTTCGCCGACCGCGCCGAAGTCGAATGCCGCGCACAGGTCCGTGAAAACTTCCGGCGAGTTTCCATCGCCGAGCAGAACCTTGAAGTCATTGCCAATCTTGGTGTCTTCGGAAGCCATCTTCAGTTACTCCTCTTCGGTGTGCCAAAAATCCCAAGTCTGGGAGATGCGAAACAAGCCTGGTTCAATATCCACGAGATCAAACTCATTGACCAAACCAGACGCGCTTACTCTCAGTGATCCGCCGAGCAAACCGCGGAAATCAATAAGAGACTTGCGCACTCCCGTTGCCAATGCTCGCGCAGAAGTATACCGCAGCGCGTAGCAATCTAGAGCAACAGAAGTTTTGATCATGCCATCAGTGCCGCAATAGCGGACCTGTCGTTCAACTGAACCGCGATTGAACACAACGCACGGCATGCGCTCTGTCCCGGCATAGGATTGCGGAACGATGAGATAATAAAACCGACCGCCAAGCAGCGACTCAACTGAGGTGTCGGACTGGAGATGCGCTTTGAGCGCTTCGTGTAGCAGCATCTCAATCTCCTTTGGACGCGGACGCGCGCTTGCGTGCGATCTTGTCGATGCGCTTCTTCATCGTCGCACCGATCGCGCGGACGGCTTCCGACTTGCTGGACTCCAACGCTGGCACGAGCCAAGGCTGCTTCGCGATCGCGGCCGTGCCAAGCTCAAAAAACTGAACGGCGTAAAACGCCTCTCTCTTCACACCCAGCAGCGCGCTCGCAGACTTCTTGTCGCGCGACACGCGCACCTCAACCTTGAGCGAGCGTGCAGCAAATCCCGCGCCGACCATGCGCCCTTTGTAGGTGCGGTGGATGTCGGCCTTGCCCGGAGAGATTTGCGCGATGTTGGATTGCGCCTTGCGCAGCACGAGCCGCATCGGCACGCGCACAGACTCCTTCAGCGCGGCCAATCCCTCCTTCGGGTTGGCCAAATCAAAAAGCTGCTTTGACAGCTCGGCATAACCTTCAAGTTCACTCGCCACTTCGGAATCCTTGCGACGCGCGCTTCACAACGAGCAGCGTGATCCAACGCTTGCCAATGACCGGATCCGTCAGCGCAGAGATGATATCGTAGACATCGTACTCGGCAGGCGAGTTGCTTTGATTGGTTTGGTGCAGCACGCGCCCGGCCGACTCGATCCCGGCGCGCCAACGAATAAGGATGCGCGCGGTGACTTCTGAATTGACCTGCTGAGCGGCGAAGTACTCGCGCCCAGACATCGGCTCGATGCTGCCCCAAACGTCCGCGGTGTCGGCCCAGCTCGGCACAACCTCGCCTTCAGGCGTCTCGATGTCGGCCCGATGCTGCAGCGTTATGCGATGGCGCAACCGTCCGACCTTCATCGCGACTCCTGCTTGCGTTGCTTACGCTCGATCATCTTGCGCTCCATTTCTTCGAGACGCTTGCGCAGTCCCTTCGGAAGAACACGACGAGTAGCGGCGCAGGGTTTGCAAGTTGGCCTAGCCATCATCATCCCAAGTAGTTCGTCGCCACCCAAGGATACGCCCGTTGAACTTCAGCGTGCCAAGGATCGTGCCGCCCGTGGAATGCTATGAAGCGCGATCCTGCCGGGAGTATACCTTTGCTCGGAACGATATGGTTGCGAAATGAATAGACGCCATCAACCGTTCCCCACACCGACTCCTTCGGTCCAAGGCAATGCGAGATCCAGCCTTGATCACTTCCGCGACAGCCGGCCCGGTTAGCGGCTTGCGGCGAGTGCGCTGGATCGAAGTCAGTCCACACCTTCGTGCGCGTGCCCGCGCGCAGCATCATCAGTGAACCGTTGTACCAGTTGTACACCGGGCCGCGGCCGTTGGGTTGGACGGTCTGGCCGCCCCAGATCACGAAGTCATCCGGCCGATCGAACAGCGGCGTCAAGTCGCCTGTGATCACAACGTCGAGATCCATGCTGACGATCCGCTCGCCGATGACGTCGCGCGCTTCCGCGCTGAACATCTTGAGGCGACGGTAGCAGGACGGGTTGCTGGCGTTGCTCGGATTCGGAACGGACGCGAAGTCATCCCACAGCGGGATCACGCGCACATCGCCGTCGATGCCTTCGCCGTCGTCCGTGATGCACGTGAAGCGGTGCGGCAGCCGCAGGTTGCGCGCCACCATCGCGCGCAGCGTGTTGACTGAGCGCGCATCGAAGGTCGAGCGATACGCCTTCGGCGGCTTCCACTTCCAGCACACCACGTCCAGCATCACAGCGACTCCTCGTGATACGGGAACGACAGCACCTTTGGGCGCCAGCCTTTGCCGCGCCGCGCGATGATCGCTTTCTTCCCGGCGTCTTGCGGTTGCTTCCGCTTGTAGCCGGTGGTGCTGCTGTCGCCGACGTACTCATACCGGACCATCTCCACCTTCAGCGTGCGGACCGGCGCAGTGGCCGCGAGTCGTCGGCGCCAATCGCCGTCCGTGCCGTAGTGACCGCTGAGCGCCTCGTCGTATCCGCCCGCTTTCCAGAACGTCGCGCGCTGCAGCAGCATCGTGTTCGGGTGCGGGTGGACCTTCTCGCCGGTGTGCTCGCGCCGCGAGAATCGGTAGATCTTCGCCGGCTCCAAGTCAGCGTGTACGAGCGCGTGCGCCGCGGCCGGCGTCAACACGTGATCCATGTCCGTGAGCAGGCACCAACCTTCCGTCGCGTGGTGCAGCGCGATGTTGCGAGCAGCAAGCCAGTTCCATCGCACGTCAACGTCGATGCGGAACAGGCGAATTGGGAATGGGAACTCGCCTGTGCGCAGCACGTCGATGGCCGGGCTATTCGGCGAGCCATCATCCACGATGATCGCGCGCATGTGGTTGCGAAGCGCTTGCGGATACGATGTCCAGTTGGTGAGCTGAACGCGAAGGAAGTTGGGGTTGTCGTAGTAGGGATAGATCAGCTGGAGCTGCTTGGCCCTTCCTTCCGCGAGGTCAACCATCGGCGCGTCATCGAATCCCGGCGCGCCCATCACTGCCAAGCCTCGTTGAACCAATGCCACTTCATCGCCGCTTCCAAATTCTTCGGCTTCTTGCACAACATCACTCTTGCGGTCGGCTTCCAAGGCGGCGGCCCACTCTCGCTCAACCGCGGAAACCAATCCAGCGGCATGGCCGCGGCCTGTGGGCATTGCTCGCCGATCCAATCCTGATCGCCCCACAGCCGCCTCGCAACCGCTGGACTCCAATCGGTGTACAGCTCCGGGTGCACGCCCGCGTCCCATGACATGACGCTGGAGTTGAAGCGCTTCACAACGCTGAGCTTGCGGTCACGTGGCTGGAAGTTTGGCGCGCCGTCCGGCGCGAGCGCGAGTGGTGCAGGGTAGTGGACGATCTCCAGCAAGTTGTCAATGAGCAGCGTGTCGAGATCGAAGTAAATGCAGCGGCCACGAAGCGGCAGAGATGGGTCAAACAGGCGCAGCTTCGTCCACCAAGCAAACGCGCCGGCCGGTGCCTGTGCAGGGATCGTCTCGATGAAGTCGGGCAGCGACAATGGCTGGTCCGTCAGGCAAACGAACCGATGCGCCGGCAAGATCCGCTTCGCCATGCTGTGCAGCCGCACGACGTACTCCGCCGTGAACGGAACGTGACCGCGGACGAACACGCAGGTGACGGTGAGTTCCTTCACGTGCGCGTCGCAATCGCGTAGACGCGCGTGGGGCAAGGCTGCAGATACGACACGCGGTATCCCGGCAATCGCTCGATCGCCGCCGACACCGCTGGAATCTGCACGTCATCAAACATCACCACCGCGCCGGGAGATTGCAGCTTGCGGATGATGTCGGCTTCGCGGCGCACGGCGTCTGTGGAGTGCTTGCCATCAACGAACGCGAACGCAAGCGACTCACGCTCAAGCAGCAGCGTGTCGAGCAGCGGCAGCGAGCCGCCGCCGTAGAAGCGAACGTCCACGCTGGACGGGAGATAGCGCCCGGTGTACTCGGCAATCGTCTTGAATCCATCCAGTTCAAGCACGCTGTTGCGACGCTCGCGCGAATGAGGATCCATGACGTCAACGGAGTGCAGCCGCCGACCTTCCACGCCGGCATCCTCGATCGCCCAAGCCGCGACGACGGCGGAAAAACCCTTGGCCGTTCCGATGTCGAGGAAGTTGCCTGTTGCGCCGGCCGCGATCAGTTTCCTGATGAGCGCGTAGATCACGCGACCGTGCTGCCAGTTTGGCGGGTTGACTTTGAGCGGGCAAGCCATAGTCCGCGCGACATCCTCCAACCGCTCGCGCTCGATCGCGTGACCCAGCTCGATCTCCAGCGCATCCAAGACGGGATAGACGTTGGCGCACTCGCGCTCGAAGATGGCGGCGTAGTCTTCTCTGGTCGGCTTGTTCATGGTGCGCGCTCCTGCGGGATGAAGACGTCATCGCTATTGACGCGCTTCACGAAGACGTAGCCAAGCGAGAGGATCCATTCACGAAAGTCTTGCTTGGTGAAGCCGGCGAACACGACATTCTTGTTTATCTCGATGACCAGTACCGGCCGGCAACGCTGGATGGTTTGCTCTGCGCCACGCAGCGCGTTCCACTCGTAGCCCTCGATGTCAAGGTAGATAAGATCGCACACCGCCAATTCGAGATCGTCCAAGCGCGTCTGCGGAATGTCGCCCGGCCCACACACGTGCGTCAGCCCTTCGTGGTCCGGCTTGCCGGTGTTGTCGCGACGATGACTCGAAACGGCAACCGGCTCGTAAGAATTTCCGAGTGCCGCTTGGATTGGCTCGATCACTTTCTCAGGCGCGTTGTGACGCAGGATCTCGAACAGCTGCGGGTCAGGCTCGAACGTGATGACGCGCGCGAACTCTTCAGCCAGTCGCTTCGGGAACAAGCCGAGATTGCCGCCGGCTTGCACGACGACATCGCGACCGGGTACGAGCGCCAGCGCTTCGTCCAATCCCTTCAGATCCTTGAAGCTCCACTTCAAGCACGCGACGCTGCCGCGCATCTTGTGCCAAGGCCAGCGCGGCCGATACGCGTTCATGTGTTTCAGCAGAAGGTAGTCGATCATATGGAGTCTCTCAGTGGCGCCTTCACGAAACAATCCAGCGCGCTGTTGGGTGAGCAGTTAATGACTTTGATGCCTTGCGTTTTCAGGACTGGCGCAAGGCGCGCGAAGGATCGACACCATTGTTGGTAGTTGCCCGGAGCGTTGAGCCGGCCGGGATGATTGCCGAACCAATGGCGCAACTTACCGTCCGTCTTCATGTCGAACCCAAGCAGCAAGATCCGCTTCGCGCCGAAGTGGGCTGCGAGGTGGACGGCTTGGTAACCGCTGTTGCCGCCGGTCACGAGGTGGGTGCGCTTCGGATCGAACACCGTCTCGCAAGAGATGCGCAGCGTGTGCAGGCCGGGCACGTCATAGGCGTCGCGGATCGTTACCTTCAATCCGGCGAAGTTGTACGAGCGCGGCGCATAATCCTTCCACCACTTCGCGTCCGCGGCGTAGAGTACATCCGCCCAAGGCGCGAACGACGGCACCAACTCTTTCGTCTCGCTGTGAATGGTGTCGATGCCTTGGTTGTTGACTGCAATGACACGCGCCTTGCCGCGCACGTGCTCCGCATCCTCACGCGTCATGCTTGGTCCGCTGGCGAGCACCACCGCCGTTTCATCTGGCCAATCCTTTGGCACCTCCCAATAGCTAGGCAAGCGCCGGATCGCGTAGCGGGTAGAGCAGCGCGGTCACCACCGGCGGCAGATACCCCTGCTCAAACTTCGACAGCGCACCACCGTCGTCTCCGCGATTCTCGAACAGCGCCGTCAGGAGTTGCAGCGTTGCTGCGCGAACCTGATACGGAATGTGGACTGTTGGCGAGTCCGTGACCACCGCGCCGGACGTGT